ACCGCGCCGGTGGCCGGCGAACTGCTGCCCGATCGCAAGTTCCTGTTGCCCCGGCAGGACGCGACCTATGCGAACCCGTACGGTCAGGGCGACCTGTCGCTGTGCTACTGGCCGGCGGTGTTCATGCGGGGCTCCAAGCGCTTCTGGCTGACCTTCTGCGAGAAGTGGGGCAGCGCGTTCGCCGTGGGCAAGCTGCCACGTGGCGTCGCCCCTGGCGAACGCGACCAGCTGCTCGACGAGCTGGAGAAACTGGTGCAGAACGGCGTGGCCGTGATCCCCGACGATGGATCCGTCGACATCAAGGAAGCTGCGGGCAAGGGCGCCAGCGCTGACCTCTACGAGCGCCTGGTGCTGCACTGCCGCGGCGAGATCAGCATCGTGCAGACCGGGACCAACCAGACGGTGGAGGCCAGCGCCAACAAGGCGAGTGCCCACGCCGGCATGGACGTGGCCAGTGACCTGCGTGACGCTGACGCGGAGATCGTGGCCAGTGCCGTCAACCAGCTGATCCGATGGGCGGTGGAGATCAACTGGCCCGGCGCTGCTGCGCCCACCTTCAGCCTGTGGGACCAAGAGGCCAAGGACCAACTGCAGGCCTCGCGAGATGCCAGCAACCAGAAGGCCGGTGCGCGGTTCACCAAGGCCTACTGGATGCGCAGCTACGGCTACCAGGACACCGACCTGGTCGACGACACCACGCCTCCGGTACCGCCGGGGGGCAGCATCGGCTCTGCGCTGCCCGCTGATGCGGTGGCGTTCGCACAGGGGGTGCTGTCGGCTGCGGCAGAGGCGCCCGCTGACCCCACGGCGGCGGAGCAGGCCGCATTGACGTCGGCAGCCGAGCCGGCCTGGGGTGACCTGGCCGACCAGGTGGCTGCGCTGGTGTCCGCGGCCCAGACGCCTGACGAGCTGCGCGTGGCCCTGCTGGCCGCCTACGGACAGCTGGACCAGGACCGCCTGGTCAAACTGATGGCCGCCGCGTTCGCGCTGGCTGACCTCAAGGGCATGGCTAACGCTCAAGCTGACGCAGTGGGTGGCCAGGGTGCCTGACCAGACCACGCTGCAGGTGGGGCTGGGGACCCCCTTCGAGGCGCAGCTCGCTTTCTTCCGGCGCAAGCTGAACCTGCCCACCGAGCGCTGGGACGACATCCAGCGCAGCGCCCACGATCGGGCCTTCATCGTTGCCGGTGCGGCCCAGGCGGACCTGCTGCAGGATCTGCGCGCCGCCGTCGATCGCACGTTGGCCGAGGGCGGGAGCACTGCGGACTTCAAGCGGCGCTTTCGGGCCACGGTCGCGGCCCATGGCTGGACTGGCTGGACGGGTGAAGGTAGCGAGCGCGGCCTGGCGTGGCGCGCCAATGTGATCTACGGGACCAACCTGGCCAGCAGCTACGCCGCCGGCCGGTGGCGTCAGATGACCGATCCCGGCTTCGCAAAGCTCTACCCCTACTGGCGTTACCGGCACGCGGACGGCGTGCTGCACCCGCGCCCCCTGCATCTGTCCTGGGATGGGCTGACGCTGCCCATCGGGCATGCGTTCTGGCGCACGCATTTCGCGCCGAACGGCTGGGGGTGCCAGTGCAAGATCTTCGCGGCCAAGGGGCCGGCGCCGGGCGCCGCCACTTCGCCACCCGAAGGCTGGGACGCGATCGACGCGAAGACCGGCGCACCCGTGGGCATCGACCGTGGCTTCGACTACGCGCCAGGTGCCGCAGCCACGGCGCCCATGCAGCAGTTCATCGACCAGAAACTGCTGGCCCTGGATGCGCCCATCGGCGCGGCCATGTGGCAGCGCCTCAGGCCGGTGCTGGCGCTGGAGCGCCAACAGCGGTGGTGGCGGACGCTGGATGCGTGGTTGGCAGACCCGCTGCCGCGTGGGCGTACTGCCGTGGTGGGGGTGATGGACAGCAGCCTGTTGGATGCGCTGTCGGCCGCCGCCATCGACCAGCCGACCTCTGCTGCCGTGCAGCTACAGGATCGCCTGGTGATCGGCACCAAGCAGAAGCGGCATGAAGATGCCCAGAATGGCTTGGTGGCTGAGGAGTGGCGAGCACTGCCGACGCTGATCGAGCGCCCGTCGGGGGTCTACCAAGACACCCGGTCGGGCCACCTCATCCTGGTGGCAGATGGCACGGGACCTGAAAAGGTGGCTCTGGAATACAGCACCAGGGCTGCCCCGCAGGGGGCGACCTGGATCGTCAGCGCATTCCGGGTCAGCGCCTTGGACATTGCCGGCGCCGTCAAGGGCGGTCAATGGAAGGTAGTCCAGGTGTCTGGCACCCGGTTGGGCTCGAACCAACCTCCACGGTGAATGACCGCCCCGTAACCACTCCGGGCACGGGCACCAGACACCGTCAGTGTAACGACCTGAATTGATGCCATGACCACCGTCACCATCACCGTCAACGACCAGGCCGTGCACTCCGCCTTGTCGGGCCTGCAACTGCGGCTGTCTGACCTGGGCCCGCTGCTGACTGCTGTCGGCGAGGAGATGCACCAGCGGGTCGACGCACGGTTCGCCAGCCAGACGGGCCCTGACGGGCTGGCCTGGACCCCCAACCGTCCGGCCACGCTGAAAGCCAAGGGCGGTCGCGGCGGCATCCTGGTCGATCGCGGCCATCTGCGCCGGCAGATCGTGCAGCAGGTGACGGCCAGCACCGTGACGCTGACGGCCACGATGCGGTACGCCGCCATCCACCAGTTCGGCGGCACCATCGAGCGTGTGGCCTACAGCAAGCTGGTCCGCCATCGCACCGATGCCAAGGGTGAGCTGCTGCGCAGCAAGATCCTGAACGGACGTGGCCTGGTCTTCGCCTCGGACCGCCACACGCGGGCGCGCGCCCGGTGGTTCGAAGTCCCGGCCCATGCCATCCGCCTGCCGGCACGGCCGTTCATGCCGGTACGGCCGGACGGCAGTCTGTACGCCGCCGAACTGGCCGCCGTGACAGCGCAGATTGAAGCCCAACTGGCCGCTTGGGCGGACGATTCGTCCGCCGATTGAAAAGCAGCCCCAGGAGGCGCGCGGCATGTCGCCCCGCTGCCACGCCATGTCCGCGGATCGATTAACGCAACCTGGGCAGAATTAACGGGGCTGGCGTCGAATCGGGCGGAGGGTTTGGCCACGCCCTTGGACCGTTGGCAGCCCGGCCGCGCGCGCGCGAGCCGAAGACCGCTGGGTACCCCAGCGCTGAATCCTGACCTGCACAGGACTGGTGGGCACAGTGCAGGGCATGCCTGCCGCCGCCACTCCCCCGACACCCGACACCATCCAGTGCTTCAAGCCCGGACGCCATGTGGCGATGTCCGGCGCGACGCTGGCCTTCGCTGCCTCTGACCTGGCCGCCACGGCTGCGGCCTATGACCCGGCGCTGCACGAGGCGCCGCTGGTCGTCGGCCACCCTACGGTGGACGCGCCTGCTTACGGCTGGGTGCAGTCACTGAGCCATGAGGGTGGCGCACTCGAAGCCAAGCCGCGCCAGGTCAATCCGGCGTTCGCCGACCTGGTCAACGGCGGTGCCTACAAGAAGGTCAGCTGCGCATTCTGGGCGCCTGACGCTCCTGGCAATCCGGTGCCGGGCGTGTACTACCTGCGCCACGTCGGCTTCCTCGGTGGCGCCGCACCGGCTGTCGCCGGGCTGCGCCCGCTGCCGGAGTTTGCTGGCGGCGAGGATGGCGTGGTCGAGTTCAGTGCGTGGGATGACCAGAACAACGCGAGCCTCTGGCGGGGTCTGCGTGACTGGCTGTTGGGCAAGTTCGGCCAGGACGAGGCCGATCGGGCCGTGCCGGCCTGGCTGGTGACCAGCGTCGAGCAAGGCGCACAGGTCGAGCTGCACCGCGACGACGCCACCGACGCCGCAGCACCGCTGCCGGCCTTTGCAGCCGGTCTCCCCCGTCACCCCCTCCCCGCGGCCGCCGCTGCCGCATCCCACCAGGAGCCCTCCGTGGACCCCAAGACCGCCCAGGCACTCACCGACGAGAACGCCGCCCTCAAGAAGCAGCTGGCCGACCAGGCCACCGCCGCCCGCCAGTCACGGCTGACCGCGGCGAAGGCTGATGCCGTGGCCTTCGCCAGCGGCCTGCTCGCCAAGGGCGTCCTCGCCGATGGCGAGCACGACCTGGTCGTGACCACCGTGCTCGCGGTGGCCACTCAAGAGATGGACAGCGGCCAGTCGCTGATGTTCAGCCAGGCCGACGGCAAGCCGGCGGCCGTTCTGCCGGCGCTCAAAGCGCTGCTGGCGGCACTGCCCGTGCGGGCGCCGATGGGCCGCGTGGCCACGGTGGCCTTCGCCGCAGACGGCGAGGCCGCCAACCCCTCGCTGATGGGGTCGACCAGCCAGCGTCGCGCGGCGATCGCCGGGATGTTCCCCGATCTGCCCAAGGCCTGATCGCCACACCGCCACGCCCGAGCGGCGTTGATCCGCTGCCCCCTACCGACCTTTCTCAGGAGCTGAGCTCATGTCGCTGCCCCAGATGCAGGTGTTCAACCAGTACATCATGCCTGCCACCATCGAGACCCTGTCTCAGATGGTGGCGGTCTTCAACGAGGCCAGCCGCGGTGCCATCCGCCTGACCACCGACGGCTTCAGCGGGGACTTCCTGCAGCAGTCGTTCTTCTCGGCGATCCACTCGGCCCAGCGCCGGGTCAACCGCTACGCCGCCAATGCGGCCCAGGCCGCCACGGACTTGACCCAGCTGAAGGTCAGCGCCGTCAAGGTGGCGGGCGGCTTCGGCCCGATCCGTTACGAGCCGAGCCAGATGACCTGGCTGGACAAGCCCACGACCGAAGGCATCGAGGTCGCCTCCCGCAATTTCGCCGAGGCGCTGATGCGCGACCAGGTCAACAGTGCCATCGCTGCGCTGTGTGCGGCCATCAACAACGTCGCGGCCGTGACCAACGACGTGAGCGGCACCGCTGCCATCACGTTCTCAAGCATCAATGCCGCGCACGCGAAGTTCGGTGATGCCTCGGGCCGCATCGTGGCCGACGTGATGACGGGCGAGGTCTACCACAAGCTCATCGGCCAGAACCTGGCCAATGCCCAGATGCTGTTCCGCCAGGGCGACGTGACCATCGTCGACTTCCTGGGCAAGGCCATCGTGGTGACGGATGCCCCGGCGCTCTATGTCGCCGGCGCCCCGAACAAGCAGCGTGTGCTCGGCCTGGTGCAGGGTGCTGCCACTGTGATGGACGCACAGGATCTGGTGTCCAACATCCAGACGGCCAACGGCCAGACGCGCATCGAAACGACGCTGCAGATGGATTACAGCTTCGGCCTGGCCCTCAAGGGCTTCACCTGGGACGAGGCGAACGGGGGCAAGAGCCCGACCGACTCGGCGCTGGCCACCGGCACCAACTGGGACCAGGTCGTGACCAGCATCAAGGACTTGGCCGGCGTGATCGCCATCGGCGACGCCGCACGTTGATCGCCGCTGCCATCTCAGTGATCACAGGAGGACCATCGTGACCGAAGCCCACATCCCGCAGCAGGTGCCCGAGCGCACGGACCCACGGCCGGTCTGGCTCGTCGAGCATCCCATCCACCGCTACGTGCAGGACGTGAAGGAGATCGCGCGGCAGGCTGGCCTGCAGATCGTCGACGTGGCCGTGGCCAGCGATGACGACCTGGCCCATGCTACCGACGAGCCGCCGGAGCTGACGCTCATCGCGGACAGTGAGGAGAGCGGTGCCGACGCCAGTGGCACCCGGCAAGAAGCGGCCGCGCGCAAGCGTGGCCCGCGTACTGCACCCTCGAATGGCGCGGCGGAGTAACGCATGACCACCGTTGCCCAGGGCACCAGCCAGACCATCGATCTGCGCGCCGACCAGTCGATCCTGGTGTCCAGTACCGGCCTGGCCTATGTCGACTTCGTGGCCGGTGCGCCTGGCGCGCCGTATGACTCGCGTCGCATCGATCGGCAGGTGCCGCAGCGCTTCGGGCCGTACGGCCTTGCTGCCCGTGTGCGCGTGCGAGCTGTGACGGGAGACGCCGATTACTCGGATGTGGTGGATGCCACGGCAGCCGCGGCAGCTGCTGCTCGCGGCGCAGCCTCTGGCATCGACCGCTGGATGGGCGGCCAAGGCAGTACCGCCATGGGCGGGTACGCTGGCCGTTCCACTGGCTACCCCTGCTACTACATCAAGCACGAGGCCGAGGCACCGTTCCGCGCCGTGCGACTCTGGATGTTCTCGCGCGAGCACGGCGACTGCTCGCGCGAGTGGGAGGCCTGCGTGGCGCCGACCGAGATCGCCGCCAGCGACACGGTCACCAACGCCTTCGTCCCGCAGACCACCCCGCCCACTGGCTGGCCAGGTGCCGGTGTGCGCGCCCAGTACAACGCCTACGTCACCAACACCGATGCGTCGACGTTCGGCTGGCGTCGCATGACCTGGGGCGGCAACAACAAGAGCCCGATCCTCTATCCCGGCAGCGACATGATGCCGGTCGATTACGGCGTGTCTGGTGGCTACAGCGCCGTGGCCGGCATGATCTGCAGCGACATCATCCCGATCCGGTCCGTGCCGACGGTCGGTGGCTCGCGGCCGCACATCCTGCTGCGACTGCGGCGCGGCAGCCGTGCCGGTGATGCGCACAGCTGGATCAACGTCTTCAGCAACGACGCTGATGGCAATAACCCGCTGTACGCGCTGCAGCGAGCCAAGGTCGAGACCCAGCCGTACGGTCGCACCCGTTACATGCAAGAGGCCAACTCGACCGACGGTGTCAACAACCTGGCAACGATGCCGGGCAGCGTGCTGAGCTTCGCGGCGAACAACGGCACCAACATGGGCGCGCCCTACTTCGCACTGGAGTTCTTCTACGACGTGCCGGTGCGTTCGCTGCTGAGCCTCGGCGACAGCACGTTCGAACAGGGCGCGCCGGCGAAGTACGGCTACATGACGTGGATCCCGATGGCGGTCTACAGCAAGTCGACGCCGGCAGCTCCGTGGAGCTACTGCAACGGCGGGGCCTCCAGCATGATGTCCAACACCTACGACCAGCTCATCCACCAGCTCGTGCGACTGGGCCAGCGGCCGACCGATGTTCTGCTGGAAGCGTTCAGCGTGAACGAGTTCGGCCTGGCACAAGGTGTGCAAACCGAGCGGCTGGTTTCCGAGACGATCGGGCGCCACGAGGCGGTGCTCGCGCAGTGCAAGAAGATCGGTGCGCGGCTGCTCATCAGCAACAGCATCTACCCGGCCGGCAACAGCAACGGCGGCCCGCGTCAGATGTACGAGACCGTGGACAACTGGGTGAATTCTGTGTGCTCCGCAGGACATGCCACCCTGGTCGATCTGCGCTCTGGCATCAACCAGGCTACGCATCTGCGCTCGGACGATGGGTACACCCACTTCACGATCGCCGGTGGCGAATATGCCCGGGCCGTCTTGGCGGCCGTCCTCTGATTCTCTGGGTTACCTAAATGGCTCACCAAATCTGGGTTTCGGACATCATTGATCCAGGCGAGCAGGAAACGATCTGCGGAACGCTGATCACTGATGCAGTGGCCTATCCGTCAACCACCGTCGATTTCGCAGTCAACGGCTACGTCAGCGCAGCCGTCGGTTCCCTGGCCGGCATGCTCATCGGTGGCCTGATCGACATCGATGGCTTCGGACCTGCCGGCGTGGCTGAGCGGTGCGCCATCCGTGGCATCACCGGCAACCTCACCGTGTCCAACTATCGCGCCGCCGCGCAGGCCGTCGCGGCGGCGGCGGCGGTGCCGTGCGTGTTCATCAAGACCGGTGGCACGCCACGGCGCATCCGGCTCGTGAACACCAGCGCCGGGATCATCTACAGCTGGGTTCGTGGCATGGAGCCGGCATCGATGTTCCGCCAGCTCGCGGACGGCACGGCCGTGCTGCTGACCACCAAGGGCATCAGTCCCCAGTACGGTGGATTCTGGGTGTCGCCGACCATCCTGGCGGCCAGCAGCCAGTTCACGTTCGAGGTAGAGGTCTGATGGCCTACGCCACCCAATCCGACCTGGTCGTACGCTTCGGCTCCGCCGAGCTCGCCCAGCTGACCGACCCCGTCGCGGGTGCACAGCCGGATGCAAGTGTGATTGCCCGAGCATTGGCTGACGCGGATGCGCAAGTCGACCTCGCGCTGAGCAAGCGCTACGCGCTGCCGCTGGCCACCGTACCAGCCGTGCTGGTGCGCATCGCTGCTGACATAGCCCGTTACCTGCTGTGGAACGATCGCGCGACGGAGCAGGTGAGAGCCCGCTACAAGGACGCGTGCGTTTTGCTCGACCGCATCGCTGCCGGCGATGTGCAACTCGGCGAGGCAGCAGCGCTGGCGCCGGCCACGGCCGCTGCAGCTGCGGTGGTGGCACGGGCACCCACCCGGCGATGGACCGACACGGTGCTTGATGCCGCGTTCGGTCCTGGCGGTCTGTGACGGGCTGGCGAGATGGACGTCAGCCCGATCATCACCCGCCTGCGCACCACGTTGGCTGGCCAAGGCTTCGTCACGATCGCCGGGGCGGCTGACCTGGATGCGGCCATCGAGGGTGCGCCAGCAACGCCGGCCGCTTACGTGCTGCCACTGGGCGAGCAGGCACAACCGCACGACCTGGCCGGCCAGCCTCATCAGCGCCTTGCGCAGGCGTTCGGCGTGGTGCTGGTGGTGAGCAACGTACGCGACGCGACCGGATCGGCGGCGGCGACCGACCTGTCAGTCCGCCGCATGGCCGTCCGCACTGCGTTACGCGGCTGGGTTCCGGTGCCGGCCAACGGCGAAGCCGTGGCCTACCTGGGCGGCCGGCTACTGCAGTTCAAGGATGCACGGCTGTGGTGGACGGACGAATTCCAGGTGATGACCGACGCCTGATCCTTCTCTCCTCTATGCGATTGGATTCCGACATGACCCGCACGATCTCCCCTCAACCGCCCGAGGCCGTTCAGGCCGTCCGCATCGAGCCGCGCCTGTCCGACGACGGCACTCCGATCGACATGACGCCACCCACGGGCGGCCGCTGGATCCGTGACGAGGACGGCGGCCTGCGACCGGCCGACGAGGTCACCGCCCGCGAAGCTGGCCTGGCCTGGCAGGCCGCGTGACCTCGCCCAGCATCCCCTCCACCCACTTGACCTGAGGAGCCTGGCATGGCCGGCAGCATTCAGAAGACCGTGATCCTCGCCGCCGTGGAAGCGACGTCAGGCACTGACGCCGCACCGACGGCAGCAGCCAACGCCGTGGCCATCCGCGTGAGCGGCCTCAAGGCCAAGGTGTCCCAGAAGATGGCCACGCGCGACGTGGTGCGTGGGGCGTTCGCCGCGCCTGACATGCTGCCGTACACGCGACGCGGCGAGGTGTCGTTCAGCGTCGAGATGGCCGGCAGTGGCGCCGCCGGTACGCCGCCGCAATGGGGCACGCTGCTCCAGGGCTGCGGCATGGCAGAGACGATCACTGCCGGCTCGCGGGTCGAGTACACGCCGGCCAGTTCGGGCCTGAAGTCTCTGACGCTGTGGGCCTATGTCAACGGTCGACTGGCCAAGTTCGTCTACGGGGCGGGCAGCGTGAAGCTGGCCATGAAGGTCGGCCAGGTGCCGTCGTTCGATTTCACCTTCCAGGCCTTGGTGACCTCCGTCGCGGCATCGGCTGGCGTGACACCGACGCTGAGCGCATGGACCCGCGGCCTGGCTGTGGGTCCGCTGTCGACGTCGGCCCTGAAGCTGGGTGGCGCCTATGCCGCGGGCGCGCTGACCGGCGGCACGGACTACAACGTCCAGGACTTCAACATCGACCTGGCCAACGACGTGCAGGACCTGGAACTGGCCGCGCTGGAAAACATCGCCATCTACGGCCGGAATCCGTCGGCGTCGATCGTGGCGGACATCAACGGCGCGGCCATGGCCAGCCTCTATGCCGACATGGCCGCGGGCACGCCTCGCAGCCTGGGCCTGGTGCACGGCACGACGGCGGGCAACAAGGTCCTGGTCTACGCACCGGCGGGCGTGCTCACGGACATTGACGACAGCGTGTCGGGCAACGTGATGCTCAACAGCTTGTCGGCCAGCCTGCAGCCGTCCAGCGCGTTCAACGACGAAGTCCGCATCGTGGCGATGTAACGCGCCGTCGTCCCGCTCATCCGTTCATTCCCGAGGTCATTCCCATGTTCAAGCTTCAGCCGAACCCCACCTTCTGCAGCGTCGCCCACCTTACCGTCCCGGGCGTGCCCACGCCTGGCGAGTTGACGGTGACGTGGCGGCACAAGGGCCGCCAGGCACTGGCCGAATGGCTGCAAGCCATGCCGGCCCAGCCGGTGGTGACGGTCATGGGTGCGGCCACCACCGGTGCGGGTCAGGTAGTCCATGAAGGCGCCAAGTGGCTGGCACAGGTGATGGACGCTTGGGATGGCCCGGTCAACGGCGATGGTGAGGCCGTGCCCCTGAGCGTCGACGCGCTGGTCAAGCTGCTGGACGACTATCCGGCCGCCGGCGGTGAGCTGATGCAGGCCTACCTGACCGCCCTGACGGAGAGCCGCGCAAAAAACTGAGATCGGCCGCCCGTCTGCTGATGGGGGGAGCCCCCTTGGACGGGCCGGCCGGCGCGGATGAGCACGCCGCCCGGGGCTTCGGCTTCGATCCGGATCAGGTCTGGGGCGGTGAGCCAGGTCAGCCGCAGGAGCCGGCCTGGCTGGGTATCTGGCCTGAACACTGGGACACGGTGCGGCTGTTCGAGGCGATGCGCGCCCAGTGGAGAACAGGCCCAGGCGGTGCCGTGGCGCTGGACTATGGCGCCCTGCGCGATGTGGGGTGGCTGCTCGGCATCGGGCCCACGGCAGTGCGCTCGGCGTTCGATGGCCTGCGGCTGATGGAGGGCGAGGCGCTGGATTGGCTGGACGAGCAGCGCCAGCGACGCGATGCATGACATGAGGTGACGAGATGGCTGGCGTACGGGTGGTGATCGGGGGGGACGCGAGCGCAGCGCTGGCGGCCATTGGCCAGGCTGAGTCCGCTCTGGCACGCATGCGCCAGACCGCATCCTCGGCTGCCTCGACGGTCTCGCGCATGGGCTCGTCCAGCGGACTGTGGGGTCTGCCCTCGAAAGAAGATGTGGCCGCGGCGCAGGCGGCGCTGGGGAAGGTGGGGACTGCCGGCCAGGTCAGCGCGGCACAGACGGCACAAGCGTGGCGCATGCTGCCGGCCCAGATGTCGGACGTCGCCAGCCAGCTGGCCAGCGGTGCCAGCCCACTGATGATCCTGGTGCAGCAGGGTGGTCAGGTCAAAGATGCGTTTGGCGGCATCGGACCCATGTTCACCGCGCTCGCCGGAGCGATCACGCCGGCCGTCGTTGGTCTGGGCGCACTGGCGGCCGTGTTGGCTGTGTTCGGCCTAGCGGCCTATGAGGCCTCGGATCGCCAGGCGGATCTGCGGCGCAGCCTGGTGCTGACCGGCAACCGGGCGGCCGTCAATGCCGACAGCCTGGATCAGCTGGCGAAGGGCGTGGCTGACACAGCACGGGTGAGCGTCGGGGCTGCGCGAGACATCGCGTCTGCGGCGCTGGCCACCGGCGCGTTCGGGCCGCAGGCGTTCGGGCCGGCCGTGCAGGCGATGACCACGCTGCAGGCCATCAGCGGCCGCTCGGCCAACGAGGTCGTCGGCGACTTCGCATCGATGTCCCGCGGTGTCGCGGCGTGGGCCGCGGAGCACAACCGCCAGTACGCGTTCCTGACCAAGGCGCAGTACGACCACATCAAGCTGCTGCAGGATCAGGGTCGAACTGAGGAGGCCATGACGGTCGCCAGCACGCTGTTCGACCAAGCCCTGCGACAACGACGCGATGAGCTGCAGGCCCAGGTCGGCGTTTGGGGGAATCTCAAGATCGCGATCGGCAACGCCTACGAGTCCCTGGTGCAATGGGCATCTGGACCGAGCCTTGAGCAGCAGATCGCCGACCTACAGGAGCGCATCGCACAGCCTCTTCCGGTGTCCAAGGATGCGACGCTCAGGAACAAGCGCGCGGCCGATGAGCAGCGGCTGGCCGCCTTGCAGCAGCAGAAGGAAGAGCGTGATGCCCGTAACAGTGAGCGGGCGCGCCTGGCAGGCGAGGACGGCGGACAGATCGATGACGCCGCATCCGGCCGCGCGGCGCAGCTGGCCAACGCGCAGATTGATGGCCGCATCGCCGCTGATCAAGCGCTGAGCGCTGCTGTCCTGGGCGGCATCCAGTCGCGCCAGGCGGCGCAGGACGCTGCCTACCAGCTGGGGTTGCTGAGTCTGCGTCAGTACGAGACCGGGCGGATCGCTCTGATTCGGCAGGCGGGCGCTGAGCAGGTCGCAGCCCTGCAGAAGCAGCGCGATCAGGAGGCATCACGGCCCGGTGACACGCCGGCTGAGGAGCAAGCCCGTGCCAATCGAGTCGCTGCCGTGGACGCGCAGATCGCCGCAGCGCGTCGGTCCACGGTACGAGACGTGGCCGCAGCCCAGGCCCAGGCGGAGGCCGCGGCCGTACAGGCTGCACGAGACAACGCGCAGCAGTGGGCTGCGGCATGGACCCAGGCGGCCGATCAGGTCAAGGCGTGGCAGCGAGAGACCGCCGCAGCCAGCGCCGATGCAATGGCCGATCCAGCCGATCGGCTGCTGGCACGCGCCCAGGCCCAGGCTGACGAGCTCCAGCGCACCATGGCCACCATGCTGCGCGATCTGGGCAACCAGCGCGACATGGCCGCAGGTCGTGGAGAGCAGGGGCAAGCTGCTGAGATCCAGGCTCAGATGGACCTGTTGCAGCGCGTGTTCCCCGGCCGAGTGGCTGCCGTGTTCGGTGCAGCGCAGCGCGAGATCGATGCGCTGCGCCGAGCTACCCAGGACTACGCCGACCAACTGACGCAGACCGGTGCCGACACAGCCAAGGGCAACGCGCGTGCCTTGGGGCAGGCGGGATGGGGAGATGAGCGGCGTCAAGCCCAGTCACGACGTGATGCGATCGATGACGACTACACCGCGAAGCTGAGGGACCTGGAGCGCCAGCGCGTCAGCCTCGGCCCGAAGGACTATGAAGCCCGCCTGTCTGCGCTGCAGACCTATCACGGCCAGGCGCTGGAGGAAGAGGCGTCCTACCAGGCCAGGCTTGATGCACAGCGCGCTGACGGGTCGCTGGGCTTCCAGCGTGCCTTCGGGCAGTTCCAGGAGCAAGCGCGAGACGTGTCCAAGGCGATGGAGAGCGTCTGGACCACAGCTTTCTCTGGCATGGCGGACGCCGTCACGGACTTCGTCACCAAGGGCAAGGCCGACTTCAGCTCATTGGCGGCGTCGATCATCACGGACCTCATCCGCATCCAGGTGCGGGCAGCGCTGGTGCAGGCCATGACGGGCGTACAGGGCTGGTTCGGTGCGGGGGCGAGCGGCGGCACACCCGTCAATGGCTCGGCGGGCACGCCGACCATGGCCACATTCGCCGCCAAGGGCTTGGCCATGGACGGGTGGCATGCCTTCGCGCGCGGCGGAGTGGTCGATCGCCCGACACCGTTCCGATTCGCTGCTGGCGGAATGATGCAGAACGGGCTGATGGGTGAGGCGGGTCCCGAGGCCATCATGCCGTTACGCCGAGGCGCTGATGGCGTGCTGGGTGTACGCGCGGCTGTGAGCGGTGCAGCGGCGCCCAACGTGCAGGTGCAGGTGATCAATCAGTCCGGGTCAGCCATGGAGGCCAGTACGTCGCGCCGCAGTGACGGCACGCTGGAGGTGATCCTGCGCGCGGTCAAGCAGGCCGTGGCTGACGACGTGGCCAGCGGTACGGGCGACATCACGCGGGCGCTCGGCGGCCGCTATGGCCTGCGTCCGCAGGTCTGATCAGGAGGCGACATGGCAACCTGGCCAACATGGGTTGACTTCGAGTGGCGAGGCCTGCAGGTCACGCCTGACTCGATCACGACGCGCTCGGCGATGGACCGAGGCATTCCGAAACAGCGCCGCGTGCAATCGGATCAGCGACACGTCGTGACGCTGCCGCTGTCATTCAAGTCGGCGGCCCAGGTCGTCGCGTTCGAGGACTGGGTACGGTTGGACTTGGCCAGCGGCATGGCCTGGTTCGACTTCGCCTTGCCCTGGCGCCCCGGCGTCACGGTGCAAGCCCGCATCGTCGACGGCAAGCTCGGCACGCTGAGCTACCAGCAGCGCACGCTGCAGGCCGCCCAGCGCACCGTCACCATCGAGTACTGGGTGTCGGCATGGTGAGCGCAGCCACCCGCGAGCAGCTGCAGCGCGTCACCGATCTGTCGGGCGTGCTGGAGCTGCTGGAGATCCGCCTGGGGGCGTCCGAACGGGTCTACCTGGTCAACGACACGCGCGACTGGACGATCGGCAGCACCACCTTCGTCGCGCTGCCCTTCCGGGTCAAGCTGCCGCAGCAACAGGGCCAGCAGGCGCCGCGCGCCCGGCTGGAGGTCGACAACATCGGCGGCCAGCTCGGCCAGCTCTTCAACGCGGTGCCGGTCGGCACGCCGGTCAAGATCCGCATCAGCATCGTCAGCCGTGCGCGGCCTGACGTCGAGGATGCGGTGTTCATGGCGCCGCTGTCGAGCGTGCAGCTGACGATGACGCAGCTGCAGGCCGACATCGGCACGGACGATGTGCTGCGCGCCCCGGCCGTCATGGCCCGCTACGACCAGGTGCTGACGCCCGGCCTGTTCGAGGGCTGATGCATGCCGATCGGCGCCCCGACGATGCGTGAGGCCGAGCGGCTGACCGGCCGCCCCTACTGCCCGCGCACCCACGACTGCATGCACCTGGCGGTGGCCGCCCAGCGCGAGCTGTGGGGCCGCCAGGTGGCCGGCGCCGTGCCGGCGCGGCACCCGGTGCGTGCGGATGATCAGGCCGCCTGGGTGGATGCCTGGGCCGGCCGGGTGGCCCGCCGCCTGCCGGGTGGCCAGGCACCGCACAGCGGCTGTGCGGTGCTGTTCCACCTGGCTGAGCAGTGGCACATCGGCACCCTGTTGGTCGATGCCCTCGGCCAGCACTGGGTGCTGCACATCCGGGATGACGGCATGGGCAGCCGCATCGAGCCCCTGCGCGCCCTGGCCGCACGCGGCCTGCACCCCGAAGGCTTCTATGACTGGATCGACGATGCAGACCACCCTGGCCACCGTTGACGGCCACCCGGCCGAGGTGCTGGCACCGGTGCCGCGGCACCATGACGTGGTGCTGCTGCCCCACCCGCTCACGACCGAGGGCCGCACCGTGCACCAGGCGCTGCATGTGCGCCCGGGCGCATCGCTGGCCGACATCGCCCGACAGGTCGGCGCGGACCTCGACGACGGCGCGTGGACGATCACCATCCAGGGCCGCGAGGTGCCGCGCGAGCTGTGGGCCCGCACCCGGCCGGTGTCGGGCACGCTGGTGCAGGTGCGGCGCCGGCCCGGCAAGGACGTGGCACGCGCCGTGGCGCTGATCGCCCTGGCCTACGTGAGCTTCTATGCGCCCTGGGCACCGTGGGCCGGCATGGGGGGCTTCGGCGGCTTCGCGCTCAAGGCGGGCGTCTACATGGCGGGCTCGTGGATCGTCAACAAGGTGCTGCCGCCGGCCTCGGCCAACACGGCCTATCAGGAGACGGCCGCCCCGGTTTACAGCCTGAGCGGCGCGCGCAACCAGGCCCGGCCGTATCAGCCGCTGAGCCTCATCATGGGCGAGGTGCGGTGCGCGCCGGATCTGGCGGCGCAGCCCTACACGTGGTTCGAGGACGATCAGCAGTACCAGCTGATGCGGCTGCACGCCGGCATCGGCTGTGACCATGTCGCCAATCTGCAGGTCGGCGACGGTGACATCGCCGACTACGATGAGGTGCAGATCGCCTATCACGGCCTGCCGGGGATGACATCGACGGCGCCCACGCTGTGGGCCAACGTCGACACGGTGGCCGGTGGCGACCTGGTCAACGAGAGCCCCGACACGACGACGGTCCAGGGGCAGGCGCTGCTGCTGGGCAACCTGCTGCAAGACAGCGGTGCGGAGTTCCCGGAAGGCGCGTCGCGGCTGGTGCTGGGTATCTCGATGTACATCCACGGTGGACGGGAGTCATACCCCTACACCGGCTACATGCCCACGGCCCGCACGATCGACGTGCAGCGCCGGCGTCTGCCGGATGGTGAGTGGGAGCCGTTCACCGGCAACAGCAGCACCAGTGGATTCCGGATCAGTGGCAACACCACGCAGCGGCAGGGTCGGGGCATGACGGCCTCGGTCACGGCTGGCCGTTGGGCGGCTCGGCTGCGGGTGCGGCCCGAGATGTTCGGCGGCCAGGCGTTCATGGGCGGCCCGGTGCGACTGGATGGCACGGTGGTGACGCCGGGGGCGTGGGTCACGCGGGTGACCAGCCCCAACACCTTCCGGGTGGCGATCGACCTGCAGGCCTCGCTCTACCGTCTGGACAGCTCCGGTCGGCCGCGCGATGCCTTCGTCTACCTGGAGGGCGAGCGTCGGCTCAAGGATGCCGCGAGCTGGGAGCCGCTGTGGGGCGACGTGGACGGGCTGTGGATCGCCAACGCCTCGACCACGGCGCTGCGCAAGACGTTCACGCTCGACCTGCCGGCGCCGGGCCAGTACGAGATCCGGATCCGCAAGGTCACCCCGGACACGACGGACACCAGCGCATCCAACACCGTGACCTGGTCGGCGCTCAAGAGCTACCAGCTCGACGACGTCACGGCGTTCAACTTCAACCGCCAGGTGTCGATCCGCATCCGGGCCAGCGGTCAGCTGTCCGGGTCGCTCGACCAGGTCACGTGGATGGCCGTGGCCGAGGCCATCCCGGTCTGGACGGGCAGTGCCTGGGTGACCGAGCACACCAGCAACCCGGGCGCCCACATCCTGCGCTTCGCCCGCGGCTACTTCGACCAGGACGGACGGCTGCAGGCCGGCCTGGGCTACAGCGACGACGAGATCGACATCGACGCGCTCAAGGCCTTCATGGTGCACTGCGCTGCCCGGGGCTATCGATTCGACCTGAGCAGCAACAGCACCACGGCGATGACGCGGATGGAGCTGCTGGAGGCGATCGCTGCTGCGGGCCTCGGCTCCATCAGCGAGCACACCGGCAAGCTGGGCGTGGTCTGGCTGTACCGCGACAAGCCCCGCGAGTGCGTGGTCAACATGGCCAACATTGTTCAGGGCAGCTTCCAGGCGACGCGTGACACGACCGCGGCGGCCGACGAGATCGAGGTGGCCTACCGCGACCGTGACGCCGACTGGGCCACGCGCAGCCTGCGCATCCTGGCGCCTGGCGTGACGACACCGCGCGAGACGGCCCGGCTGTCGCCCCTGGGCTGCACGACCGAGGCCCACGCCGCGCGCGAGGGCCGCATGCGCATGGGGCAGAACATGCTGCAGCGCCTGACGGTGACATGGGACATGGACCTGGAGTTCCTGACCTTCGCGCGGTACAGCGTCATCGCGTTCTCGCACGACGTGACGGCCTGGGGCGCGGGCGGCCGGCTGCGGGCAGCGCAGATGACGGCGGCCGGCGTGCTGCTGACGCTGGACGCCGAGCTGACGGCGCCGGCCACGGGCAGCGCCTACATCGGCCTGCGCATCCCCGGCGAGCGGGGCTATCGGGTGATGGCGGTGGGCACCTGGGCCGGCGCTGTCCACCAGGTCACGGTGCCGGCCTGGCCGGCCGATGTGCCACTGCCCGGCAACACGCCCGGCAACCCGGCGCACGACACGCTCTGGATCGGCGACTGGACGGCGACGCCGGGCCGCCGCCTGATCGTCACCGGCATCGAGCCGGCTGCCGGGCTGAGCACGGCCACGATCACCGCCGTCGAGGAGCCAGACGAGTGGTGGGACTACGTCGAGTCCGGCGCCTACACGCCGCCGGTCACGCTGCTGCAGCGCCAGGCGCTGGCCGCGTCCGACCTGGTCGTGCTGCGGGCGCAGGGTGCCGTGGCCGTCGGCGTGACGACGACGCTCAACGTGGCGTGGTCGGCTGTCGGCCCGTACGACCATGCCCAGGTCTGGGCGGGCATCGTCGACACCACCGGCGGCGCCGACGTCACGGCGCTGACGCTGGCCGGCACCACGCGCGCGCTGTCGCTGTCCGGACTGGAGGCCGTGGGCGGGCAGACGCTGCGCGTGCGCGTCGTGCCGTTCGATACGTTGGGGCGGCCGGGTGCGGCGGTGGAGACGACGCTGACGGTGACGCTGGCCACGGCCACCTCGGCGCGTGCGGCGGCCACGAACCTGCTGGTCAACAGCGACCAGACCGCCGTCGTCAACTGGGCACGAGGCTACACGCCGAACGGCGGCACCTTCAGCGTACCGGCCTTGTCGGAGCTCGACGGCTGGTCGGGGGCCGAGTGGCGACTGGCCGCGGGGGTGACGCACAGCGTGAGCGTCCGCCAGACGGCGCCGCTGTCCAGTGCGACGGACGTCGGAACTGACCACAGCGGCCGCCTGGTGGCATGCGATCTGTACTTCGCGGTCTCGGGATCGGCCACGGGTGGGCTGGCGGTGGTCGGCGGGCAGCGCATCTGTGGTTCGGTCTACATGGCCGGCGACAGCTGTGCCGCGCAGGTGTGGCTGTCGTTCTGGGATGCGGCAGGAACAATCATCGGGACTGCGCTTGGCAACATCGCTGACCTGCCGTCGTCAGGTGCCCAACGTCTGGCCCAGTTCGCTCGCCGCCACGTCTTCGGTGTGGCGCCCTCCGGAGCGGCGACGGTCGGAATCGTCGTCCGGAAGTACACGCACGCGGCCGGCGTGGCCGAGAGCCGGATCTATCTGGCGGCGCCGATGATCGAGGTCGCAACGGACGATCAGGCGGCGCCGAGCGCGTACATCGCGGGGCCGATCCCGGGGGCCACGGGGGC